CCCGTCGTGCGTACTCGTGGTCCGCCTGCCGCATGAGATTGCCGTAGAGCATATTGACATAGGGAGAGGTGGCACTGATGCCCTGACCAACCTTGTCTAAGCGTTTGACTTCGAACATGTTAGACTTGCAGACCTTGAATTGCCTCTTGTTGGTGAAGCTAACTCCAAACCTGTTCATGCAAGCCTTCACGTAGCCAGCAAGACGGCCAGAGTAGTTCCGCTCACGGACCTTTGTGAGAAAGTCCGCCAAGACTGCTTGCCGCTCGACGATGTCCAGTTGCTGCTCCCTGAGAAAGTGCTCCTTGTAATTCAACTTGGCCACCTCAATGGCATGTCTCCTGCCGTCGACGCTTGACCGTGAGCCCTTTGGCTTGACCAGGTACCGCTCAGCCGCCCCAAGGCACTCGACCGTCGATGTGGTCTGTGTGTTGCCGAAACCCCCGCTGAAGGCCCTCCCGAAGTCACTCTCGATCGCTGGTAGACCCTTGCTCGTGAGTTTCATGTAGAGCGGATCTCTGCGGAGCCTCATGCCGACGAGTAACTTCGTGGGACCAACGGCCGCGCCAACCTCGTTAGTGCGGTGATTCTGCCCAACATGAGGATAGATTATACAGCCCAACTTGTAGGCATCATAACCCTCGCTAAGCTCGGATTCTGGGCGAAAAGGGTCAGTGTAGGTCGAACCCCGTTCCACGGAACTCATTGTAGGTGCGACGAAACTACCCTCATCCAGGACACACACGGCTTCCGGCTCTTCGAAGACTGGGACGCTCCTAGTGACTGGTACGAGGTCTGGTCCGTACATGCCGATCCCTCCAACGATCCCAGGCCTTATGACTTCCCCATCCTTGGATAGTAGACCACAGACGTGTCCACTCTTCTTCAACTCCCCAGCAAGACAGCTCCCGAGTTTCAGGTGTTGCTCAGCGATCCGGGAGACTTCCAGTGACACTTGCTCACGACTCTCCAAGGCGATCCGGGTTTCCTGCTCTCGGTAGTGAATGACCTTTCGCCTGGCCCCAAGGATCAGAGACCATCGCTTTAGCTTCAGAAGATCATAACACTCAGACAGCTTTAGGGAGTCGACGTGCCCAACCTCCTTCTTGTAGCTCCACGTGGCGCCGATGCGTCGCACCCAGGTGTTGAAATCTTCTCCGAGCTTCTGCAGGAATTCCTCACTGGACAGCCCAAGACGGGTGGATACTATCGATAGGATGCCAGCTTCCAAGCGCACCTCATTAAAGGACTCTCCGAGTCGCCTGTGAAGCATTCTCCGCAGTTGATCGATATCGACTGCCCTGGTCTTCGGATCTCGGCAGAGCGCCGCCAATTTGACCACATTCTCTATGAGGTCGTGAGGAAGATTGCTGAGCGTGCTCAGAGTTCTCAGCGCGCAGTCAAGGTTTT